AGACGGGCGGATCGTCATCACCCCGCAGCGCCCCAAAGAGGCATCCGCAAAGTGCGAGCTTTGCGGACAGCCCTTTGACATGGCGGAGCTTATCAAAATGGGAGCGCAGGGAGAGGTTAAAATCTGCCCCTCCTGCACTATCGCGCTGGTGAACCACTTGAAGAAGAAGGAGGCAGCCAATGAGCCTGACCCTGTATGAGATTGACGCGGCCTTGCTTGCCTGTGTAGACCTCGAAACCGGGGAGATTCTCGACATCGAGGCATTCAGAGGCTTGCAGATGGAGCGGGATGCAAAGATCGAAAACATGGCCTTGTGGATTAAAAATCTGGATGCAGAGGCCAAGGCGATCAGGGAGGAAGAACTTGCCCTTGCCGACCGTCGAAAGGCCAAGGAGAGCAAGGCTGAGAGCTTGAGGGCATATCTTGGCGAGTTTTTGGAGGGCAAAAAGTTCTCCACCGCCCGCGTCTCCCTGTCCTACAGATCGTCTGAGGCCGTTGAAATCCCCGATGAGGACGCTTTTATCGGGATGGCAATCGAGCGGGGCGAGTATCAGTATTTAAGCCCGCAGCCGCCCAAAATCGACCGCAAGGCGGTAAAGGATGCAATCAAGAACGGCAAGGAAGTTGAAGTAGCCGTCCTTGTGAAGCGCAGCAACTTACAGCTTAAGTAACGGAACCAGAACAAAGGAGAAACATGAAATGGCAACGACAAAGAAAGCGGAGCAGCAGACCGAGGACATCATTGTGCAGAAGGAAGAGCGCAACATCTTTCAGCGCATGGCCGCTATCACGGCGGAACTTGGCACCGTGGCGAAGAACCTCGACGTGAGAGCGGGGGGCGGCAGCTACAAGGCGGTCTCCGAGCGGGACATCCTCGACGCGGTCAAGCCGTTGGAGGAAAAGCACGGGGTGTACAGCTACCCTAGCGACCGTGAAATCCTCGAAGCGACGACGCTGGAAAGCGAAAGCACCTACAATGGCAAGACAACTGTCAAGACAACATTCTTCACACGGGTGAAGACGACGTACACCTTTGTCAACATCGACAAGCCGGAAGAGCGCATCTCCATGATTACGTTTTCGGAGGGCATCGACCCGCAGGACAAGGGCAGCGGCAAGGCAATGACGTATGCCGACAAGTACGCGCTCATGAAGGCTTACAAGATCAGCACCGGCGACGATCCTGACCAGCACGGCAGCGAGGAGCAGCATTACAGCCGCCGTCAGAACGGCTATGGACAGCAGCCCTACCAGCATCAGGGCGGACAGTATGGGCAGCAGCCGCGTTACCAGCAGCAGACCCCGCCCCCTCAGCCTCAGCCCGTCCCTGTCCCTAAGTGCGGACGCTGCGGCGGTGAGATCACTCCCGTGATGGGCAGAACCGGCGAGGTAATCTCCGCCGAGAACCTTGTCAAGATGAGCCGGACAAAGTTCAAGGGTGCGTACTGCGCCGACTGTCAGAGGGCGATTCAGGCTGAGATCGAATCCTTTAGGCAGGCAGCAGAAGACGCGGCTCCTGAGCCTGAGGCAACAACAGTGTGATGCAGCGCCGGGGGAAACCCCGGCCTAGCCCAAAACAAGGAGGATGTAACATTGAACAGCTACCCAAAGCGCGGCGAACTGTACTACATTTTCAAAGCCAGCGTCGGCTCAGAAATCGACGCTGAGGACGGGAGGCCCGGAATCATCGTCTCCAATGACCGAAACAACCGCCATTCGAGCTGTGTTGAGGTTGTGTTTTTAACGACGCGGGACAAGGCCCCGATGCCCACCCATGTGGAGATCAATGCGACGGGACGGAGAAGCACTGCCCTGTGTGAGCAGATCCACACCGTCTCCGTTGACCGCATCGGGAGCTTTTGCGGACGATGCACCGACGATGAGATGGAGGCCGTCGATGAGGCGCTGCTTGCCTCCCTTGGCATTTCAGAGGCAGAGTACGACGACACGATGGACTTTGCAGAGTTTGAGGCGCTGCACCAGCGGGACATCGCAACCATCGCCGACATGAAGGCCCGCTATGATGAAGCCGTGGCGGACGCTTACCTTCTCAAGTCCGAGCTGGAAATCTACAAGCAGCTCTACGACAACCTGCTCGACAGACTCACCAGAAACCTTTCTTAGGGGCGGGAAACCGCCCCATCCCCCCCTACACAAACACCCAAACAAAACCACAACTGAATAAGGAGGAGCACCATGGACAGAGACATCAGAGACGCGCTTTCACGACTCGGGCAGCTCAGAGGCCGCGTTCCCCGTCAGATCATCAAGTGCATCGCCGCGCAGATTTACCGGGGCGAGCTGGAGGAGGCCGCGAAGGGCATGGCGAAATGGGAACGCCGTGTCGGACTGTAAAGGAGGAATACCGTGGCTACGTTTACGCTCATGTTTGACGGCAAGGAATACACAGCAGAGATCGACGACACTATCATCAGAGAGGCCATGGCGAAAGGCGGCGCGACGGTGGTTGAACCTATCACGTCAGCGTGGCTGAGTCGGATGGAGGGCCGCACCATTGACTTTGCGACGCTGCACGACATGGCGCAGCAGGGCCGCCTCAAGGAGGTGTTGCAGCCCTTTGACGAGCTGACCTTCCCCCTTGAGACGGGGGAGGTGGTGGTCGCCGTTTGCGCAAAGCTCTGGCCTGATAGAGCGCGCCTTGTGTTCAAGGACTGCTACTGGAACGGCTCCATGAACGAGAACGCAACGAACCGTGGCGGCTACTACGACAGTGAAATGCGGAAACGCATTTTGGAAGGAATCTACCCCACACTGCCAAAGGCGCTGCGGGACATCATCGCTCCGCGAGAACTCCTTGAAACCATCGACGGAGAGGAAGTACGGTATGCTGACCCCCTCTGGCTCCTATCCGCAACGGATGTTTTTGGCCCCTCAGAAGACGGGCAGTGGACAAATGAGAGAGACAGCTTCCAGCTCCCGATTTTCAAGCGGAAGATTGACCGCGTAAAGGAAGACGCAACTGGATATGTCTGCTGGTGGTGGCTCCGCTCCGTTCCTGCGGCGAGCACCTACGCCTTCAGTTTTGTAGACGTGATCGGCATCGGCAAAGGCAGCGCCGGCGCGCGCGGCTCGGGTGGGGTGGTCCTCGGCTTTGATATCGCCTGATCCAAAAACCAAAAACCCCGCCTCCGAAAGGGGGCGGGGGACAAAGGAGGACTTTTGAAGTGAGAGAGATTTTGTTTCGTGAAAAGACTAAGGGGTCGCCATCATTAACTTTTGGAGGCAGAAATGAGACTGATTGACGCTGACGCCTTATTGCCGGAGCTCGAAAATATATTTAAGGCCGCCGGAGCGATCTCCTCTTGTAATCACGAATTATGGGTTGGGTTAGCATCCGACGTGATCGCAAGAGCCCCCACCATCGACCCCCACCAAGAGGACATGGACTTAAAGGTGGGTTTGCCGACCGACACCAAACCCGATGATCCAACACTTGAGCCGCCAGAAGAAACGAGAGGAACCCGTGGTGAATCCCTCGAATTTCGTGTCGCTGCCCTTGAAGAACGCATGGAGCGGATGATGGAGGAATGGAAATGAGACAACTGTACGACTTTACCCTGCGCGAAATCAACGAAACCTGCAACAGCGTTGAGCACTGCAACGACTGCCCTTTCTCCGAGCAAAATATCATGAGCCCCTTCCCCGATACAACGTGTTTGGCTTGCTTGCACGGAAGCCCTGACCGTTGGTGGAAGTATTGCCCTGACCGCGAGATTGACGACACACAGGGCATCAAGGGTGTCCCCGAAATCGACCCCGTACACGCGGCAGGAGCGGTGTACTGCGCCGACTGCACCCACGCCGAAATCTACGGCGAGCGCGTCAGCTGCCGGAGAGCGCCGGGGGCTGCCTTCACCGTCAACAGCTTTTGCAGCGAGGGGGTGACTCGGAATGAAGTTGGTTGATCTCGCCGAGTGGCGCAAACACTACGAACGATGGACGGCAGAGCTCCGCATCCTCAAGGACTTCGACAGAGGCATATTTACGGCGATGAACCACACAGAATTCTGGCTTGAGCGTCAGCCCGAGGTGGATCGCGTCGGAAATTTCGTCCGCTGTTCGGAATGCGTGTTTGCCGAGGAGGTCGCATTAGGGGTGATTTGCCGGCGAGCGCACAATGCGATTTTCAGCGCATGGAGCTTTTGCAGCGAGGGGGTGAGGCGGGATGAACATTGAAAGCATGACCCTCTTGGAAGCCAAGAACTACTGCGCCAGCCGCACGGATTGCGTCGACTGCATCCTCGAACGGGCGGGCATCTGCGATGAGTGCGTCCCGCACTCATGGGCGCTGACGGAGAAGGAGCAGGATGAACTGACGAAAGACCTTAAGGAGTTTAGCGACTGACAACGTGGACGGACTGAGAAGGAGGAAACACCATGGAACGCAACCCATTGAAAATCGCTGATATGACATTGGGGCAAATCTCCGACGCCTGCAAGGAACAGCAGGACTGTCGGAAGTGCCCGTTGCGGCTTGACAAAAGGAAGATGTTTGGCACGGTCAGGGGCATTTGCGTAACGGACGAATTCCGAGAAACCACTACGCCGGACGGGCGCACAGCTGCAATGCAGCCATGTGAGTGGCGTTTTTTCGGAAAGATGGATGATAGCCCGGAGATTGCGCCCGAGTTTAGGCGGCTGCGAGATTTGACCATCCGACAAATCGTCACAATCTGCCGCTGCAAATTCTACTGCCGCACCTGCCCCTTGTACAGCGCTTATGAGCCGTCGAGTTGCGCAGTCATCTCAGCAGTCTGTGATTGGGAGCGCAAGAATGGCCGCATGGCATATGAGGGCCTTCCTCCAATGCTCTGGAAGAATCTGGACGTAGACCGCAGCCTAAAAACGCCGACCCGTGCGTATAGCAGTACCTCCGTTGCCGTCGGCGAGTGGGTCGAAGCAAAAAAGGAGTAACACCATGACCGATAAAACCCCCGAAAGCTGCTGCTATTCTGTCTACTTTCTCGGCACCTACATTTGCAGTCTCGAACCCATCCCCTGCGCCAAGGTGAAGCGGTGCCCATTGCCCATCATTTACCAAGACATCATTTTTGCTGAAGCAGAAAAGGAGGAAGCGCCATGATTATCTTCAGGCCGCACCGAGAGACACTGGCAGAAGCCATGGGTGAGGCGAAAGAGTTTGAAAGCGTTGCTGCGATGAAGAACTACATCGTGCAGCTTTTCACAACGCGATGGGGCAGACGGCTTTTTGAGGCAGAGGACATCGTCATTGAAGGAGACGCCGTCAGGGATGACCGAAACGGATGGAAAGACACTCGCTATGTCTGCATAAAGCGCATGGGCGATGATGACTACATTCTCATCGAGGCAATGCGCGAGCAGGAGGCCGCCGACACGCCCTCAGACCCGCCAGCAAAAAAGAAACGGCTGTTCATCTCCCAGCCCATGCGCGGCAAGACCGTTGAGGAGATCACAGCCGCGAGGGGAAAGGCGGTAAGAACCGCCAAAAAGTTCCTCGGAGAGAATGTTGAGGTTATCAACTCAATTCGCCCCGATGCCGAATCCCGGCACCCTCTCGACTGCCTTGCTGACAGCCTCAGGTTGCTGGCAACCGCTGATGTGGCTTTTTTTGCTGAGGGTTGGAATAGGGCGCGAGGTTGTATGATCGAGCATCAGTGCGCCACTGAATATGGCATCATCGCACTCGACGACCTTAGATTTGTGAGGCAGCCGTCAGAGTACAGACTTGACACGCTGGCGCTCAAAGCAGCGATCCATAACATCGAAACGCGGCCTGCCGGGGCTATTTTCGTCCCCCGAGGCGAAGAGGGCGACCCCGGCATCATCGGCTATGATGAGGCCGCAAAGCGGCTGAGAGAGATGGTTAAAAGGAGGGAGCAGAGGGATGAAGGCTAAACGATGCACCTATCCCCCGGGGCTGACCATCGCCCCCGGTGGAGTCCCCCTCGATCCCTGCACCTACGAGGAAATCGAGGTACACCGCAACGTCACCGTCCGGGTTTTGCGCTGCACCCGCTGCGGCCATGTGGAGGTTGAGTGGGAGAGGCAAGAGGACACGGAGACGGTCTATGACGCGGCATGGTTTGCCGAAAACACCCCACCATCCGCCCCAGAATCCCCGTAGACGCGACTTTGCAACAAGGAGGACAAAGACTATGGCACAGACCAAAAAGCGCACCAGACCCCCGCAGGCGCGGGATAAAAACCGCACAGCTTTTGAGATTGAGATTGCCAAGATCAAGCGGCAAGCCGTCCGCGAAGCGTCCGAAGTCGCCTTTGTGCTGATGCTTGGCATCCCCGTCATGGTGTTAGGGGACAAGCACGGCTGGAGCAAGGAGCAGATTCAGGATTTCTCGAAGGAGGCTCACAAGCTCTACACCGCCTTCGAGGAAGGCCGCCTCACCCTTGAGGACATCCACAAGACACTGCTGGAAGACTACGAGCTGGAAGTCGTGCAGCTTAACTAGCAAGAGGCCGCCGGGCGCACCGGCGGCCTTTCTCTTGCAATGTGCATTTTGTGCATTTTGCCACTTTTCCCGGCAAATCTTTGGCTATTCTGCGAATTGAAAACTTGCCGTAAGAGGCATATAATATAATCACAGGGAGCGGGGAAGACCGCTGAACACAAGGACAGCCCCCAGGGGCGGAAAGAGGTTTTGAAATGTATATCGGCGAAATTGGAAAGCGCGTCACTGTGAAGGCCACCTATGTCAAGAGCATCGAGTACACTGACTACAAGTTCAGCTACTACGGAACCACTCACCGCACCCACATTTTCAGAGACGAAGACGGCAACACCGTCGTCTGGAAGACTACGAACGTCGTGTTAGCCCCTCACCCCGCCCCCCGCTACGACGGGGAAGAAATCTGCCCTCCCATCGGCTCCATCGTCGAGCTGACCGGCACCGTCAAAGCCCACGACACCTACAAAGACCAGCCTCAGACAGTCGTGACCCGGTGCAAGTTTAAACTCGTCGAGCTTGCCAAGACGGACGAGGAAATCCAAGCGGACAAGGCCGCTGAACAGCTCGCCTCTCTCAAGAGCGGGGACAACGTTATGAGGATGGACTATTCCCGGTTCAAGGCGCACTACAGCGACTGCGAGACCGTAGCAGGGTCATTTGACAGGAATGAGCACACTGGCGAATCCACTATCGAGGTCATCGTCCGAGAGGGGCGCATGAAGCCCAGCGGTGTGCGCGGACAGCATTTCTTCCACTTCCACTTCGTTAATGCGGATGGCACAAAGCACAGCGTCCTGAAGGCCGTTTGCGAAAAGAACGCAAGAAAGCGGTTAGATTCGAGCGATAGCTGGAAGTGTGTAGAGGTGCAGTAAGAGAGGGGCGCAAGCCCCCCTCCCCCCCCACAACACAACCGCCCACAAGGGCAGAAAGGGCTTAACATGAACACCATCTACATCGCCACCGACACCAAGGCATACGGAGACAGCTTCGACATCATCAAGACCTTCAACCTCGAAGAGGCAATCGAGGCGGCGAAGGCCGACAGAGCGCATCTGACTGACAGTGAGCGGGCCAAGTCCACCCACGCAGTCAGCGGGTTCCGCGCCCCGGTCTCCACTCTGGAGGAGTGGGACGAGTGGTACGATGAGCATTGCAGCGAAGTCGACCCCTGCGAATACTACGAAATCGAAATCGAGGATTAGGGGGGCGCAAGCCCCCTTCCACCACAAGAAAGGAGAACACCATGACTCTCGACAACACTTTAGCGCGTGAGATCAGAGCAGCAACCGGCGGAGCCGGGAACCGGGAGGCGCGGTTTGCCTTCCTCGCCAAAGCGCGGGAGGCCGCGCAGGACATGTCCAACCCCCGCATTCTGGACAACTTTGGAGAGTACCTTGCCAAGCATGGCCGGGGCGTCGTCGCCGTCTGTGTGGCCGCCACCATCCAAGGGGACAGAGAGGGGCGGGTGTCCCGCAGGGCAATGGAGTGGGCATATGCCGTGATGGACATCTGGAATAACCGGCCCTCGACGTGGTGGGACATCATGATTCGGGACAACCTGCACCCGTCCCGCATTGAGGAGTATGCCGGTTCGTTAATCCGCGCAACCAGCCGCAACTAAAGGGGGAGACCGCCGCACACAGAAAGCGGCGGTCTTTTTTCTGCTCTTTTAACAGATTATTTACAGTTTGTTCACGGAATGTTCATATATTTGTGAGATAATAATGGTGTCGGTACTGTACGCGGCGCTTACTTTGGTTTGCTAATTCCTCGCCACCTTGAGGACACGCGGGTTAAACCTCCGCAAATGCGCTGCGGCTTTTGTCCGGCTCCTTTCTCAAATCAAGCGGCATTGTACACGGCAGATACTTCGATCAGGAACAAAGTGTTGCAGGTTCAAGTCCTGCCTCCCTGACCATCGGGGAGTAGCTCAATTGGTAGAGCATTTGTGTTAGGCTGCCGTGGTTTTTATCCGCTTGCCCCTTTCTCACATATGGCTATAGCTCAATTGGCAGAGCAGCGGTCTCCAAAACCGTGGATCAAGGTTCGATTCCTTGTAGTCATGCCACACAAAATATCGCGGGGTAGAGCAGTGGCAGCTCACCAGCCTCATAAGCTGGAGGTCGCAGGTTCAAATCCTGCCCCCGCACCCATAAGCGGCATTGTACGCGACGGTTGAGTTGAAATTGAAAAAACGTACCGTCCCGGTTTTTATCCGCTTGCCTTTTGATAGAAAGCAGCACTGCACACGTCGGATACTTCGCATTCTGGAGAGCGGACCGCTAATCCGTCATATGCCGCCGTGGTTTTTGTCTGCTGACTATACCAGAGCAAGCGTCTCAGCTTGCTCTTTTTTCTTTACATCGAAAGGAGGCAGACCTTATGGCAAAGTTCAACAAGGCTCAGACCATCAAGACTGTCAACAAGGAAGGACACGCGGCCTACAGTATGCCGGACAAGCAGCGCCTTGTCGCTCAGGTTCTGACATCGTTCTTCAATGAGGCCAAGTTCTACGGCGACAACAGCGACGAGATGCAGGACACCATCAAGGCCGTCATCAAGGGAGACCCGCAGTTTGTGGCCAACCTTGCCGTCTATGCGCGGCGGGAGTTCCATATGCGCAGCGTCTCCCACGTCCTGACGGCTTACCTTGCCCATGAGGTCGAGGGCAAGCCCTTTGTGCGGGATGTCGTCAAGGCTGTGGTGCAGCGCGGAGACGATGCAACGGAGATCATGGCCTGTTATCTCAACCTGTTTGGAAAGCCCATCCCTAACAGCCTCAGAAAGGGGCTGAGAGACGTTTTAACGGGTTTTGACGCCTACACCCTTGCCAAGTACAAGGGAGAGGGAAAGGCCGTTAAAATGCGCGATTTGCTGTGCCTGTGCCGTCCCTCGCCGCAGAGCGAGGAACAGTCCGCCGCATGGAAGGCGCTGCTGGAGGGGACGCTGGAGCCGCCGTACACTTGGGAGGTCGAGCTGTCGAAGAACGGGAACAACGCTGAGACGTGGGAAAAGCTCATCGCCAGCGGCAAGGTGGGCTATATGGCCTTGCTGAGGAACCTTCGCAACATCATCAACGCCGACCCGGCCAACGTGGGGAAGGTGCTGGACACCATCAGAGACCCTGAGCGTGTCCGCAAGTCCAAGCAGCTCCCGTTCCGATTCCTGTCAGCCTATAAGGAGCTGAAGCAGATCGGCAGCAGCAAAGTTTTTGACGCGCTGGAAGAGGCGCTTGAGGCATCTATCGAGAACATCCCCCGCATCCCCGGCAGAACGGTCATTGCCGTTGACGTGTCCGGCTCGATGGGCACCAACATCAGCAGCAAGTCCAAGGTGATGTGCAGCGAAATCGCCCTGCTGCTTGGACTCATTGCAAACCGCATCTGTGAGGACTCCATTTTCTACGTTTTCGACAGCCGCATCCGCAGGTACCCGCTTTCCAGAAGAACCAATCTGCTGAGAGAGGCAAGTCAGCGCGTCGGCGGCGGGGCCACCCATATGAACCTGCCCTTCGAGGAGATGCTTTACAACCAGATTTCCGCAGACAGAATCATTATCCTTTCGGACAATCAGTGCAACGGGTACGGCTACAACCGAGGAGCCGCCATTCAGAGCTACGCGGATCAGTGTCGGCAGCATATCGGCAACGACTTCTGGGTACACGCCATCGACCTTCAGGGCTACGGTACGCAGCAGTTCACCGGGCCGAAGACAAACATCATCGCCGGATGGAGCGAAAAGGTGTTTGACTTCATCCTCCTTGCAGAGCAGGGCATGGGCAGTCTCGAAAAGACCATCGCTGAATACAAGTGGTAGGAACGATTTAAAAAACCCCCCGATTTTGAAATCGAAGCCGCAAAACGCCGCATAACGAATGAAAAACCCCCGCCTTTTTGAAACATAGAGGGCGGGGGTTTCTTTGTTAATTCGGACTCCCTTGACTTTTCCGCAAAAATGCTGCATAATTACAGCAAGAGCACAGCAAAGGAGGCCAAGCCATGCCGACACCTGTCATGACAGAACTTCCCCCGTCACCATGCAATTCCTGTGATCGGGACTGCAAGGAATGGTGCCATCGGTGGGTTGAATGGTTCCGGCTTGTTTGGCCGATGGTGCAAGAGCTGTATCGTCTTTGAATTAACAGAAAGTTCACAAGACGGACACGAAACGTTCACACTTGGCACTACCAAACATGGTATAATGTGCTTGTAAGGGGTTGCAGCCTTGCACAAGACCTAAATCAGCGTATTTCGGGGAGCTTAACACCGACTCCCCTTTACGACGAAAGCCCTTGGAGTGTCTGCAACCGCTCCAAGGGCTTTTTTTAAATCGAATCTATCAGACTTTTTCAAAATGTGCTAGAATAGAAAAAACGTCCCGTTTGCTTGGCGGCTAGGGACGTTTTAAGGGATGCGCCCACGCGACCAGATCGACGCGACAGGCTTAACTTGTATGAGGTCATTATACCACAAGGCGCGTCCCTTTTCAAGAGGAAAGGGGAAATCTTTGCCATGATTGCCACTAAAAAAGTCGAACCGTGTCACGCAGACGCGGCATCGAACCACATACTTTTCCACCACAACGAAACCACAGACGGATACATCGCCCTGTGCCGCAAGAACAGTCAGACCGGGCGCTTTACGCAGTTTTTTTACCGGCCAAACGACTTGGCCGCACACCTCAACGACTTCATGGGGGAGGACGTATTCTTTTCACAGAACACCTTCTACCGCAAGATGAGGCAGATTTCGACGGTCCGGCAGCTCCGATCCCTCTATGTTGACCTTGACTTCTACACTCTCGGCCTCAACCGGGAATGGGTATTGGGCAAGCTGGAGCAGGAGTTCTACCGCCAAAGCATCCCAGAGCCGAATCTTATCATCAATTCCGGGCAAGGGCTTGTCCTTGTTTGGCTGCTGGAACCCGTCCCCCATATGGCCCTGAGCCTGTGGAAGGCCGTAGAAGACTACCTTGTGGCGCAGCTCAAAGACCTAGGGGCAGACCCCAAAGCCGTTGACCCTGCCCGTATCTTCCGCCTTGCAGGGACTACCAGCAGCAAAAACGGGGCAGAGGTCAGCGTCGAGATCAGGCATGACTACCGCTTTGGACTGCGGGACATCCAGCACGACTATCTCCCAGAGCTTAAGCCAAGACCGAAAGAGTCCCCAAAGCCAAGGGGCAAGGAATCGCAGATTATCCGCCTGTTTAACCAGTACACCCTCTATCATTCGCGCTTAAGGGATTTGGACAAGCTGGTGTCCCTGAGAGGTGGACACATGGACGGATTCAGGGAGACCACATTGTTTTTATACAGGTATTGGAGCTGTTGCTTCACCAGAGACCCGGAATCGGCCCTACAACAGGCCCTAGAGTTCAATCAGCAATTTACCCACCCCCTGCCGGAAAGGGAGGTCACATCCCACACCAAGAGCGCAGAGAAGGCTTATGAAGCCAAGAGCGACAAGGCGGCCAATGAACGGGCTATTGCTATGGGCTATCCCGGCGCTGGCTACAGGATCAGCAACAAAAAGCTCATTGACTGGCTGGACATCTCAGAGGACGAACAGCGGCACCTTGAGACGATCATCGGCACCAAGGAGAAGAACCGCCGCCGCAGGGAGGCTTATCACAAAGACCTTGACGCAAGCAGGGAGAAGGCGCGGAAGAAAGCAGAAAGGTCTGCTCGAAACAAAGGAGTAAAGCCCCGGACTGAATACCTCCAATCAGAGCAAGAGAAGACAGCCGAAAAGGTTGCTCTTATCAAGGCCGAGTTGGAGAAAGACCCCTCTATCTCCGTTCGACAGTTGGCAGCTAACACAGGACTTTCTAAATCCTCAGTCCAACGCTTGCGACGCTTCGCTTAAGAACAGGGCAGGGGGGCTCCGCCCCCCAGACCCCCCGGATGGATGGACGAAGAGAGAGTTAGTTTTATTTACTTACACCTATCCCCCACCTACCTGAACAGAGCAGGCTACGCCCTAATTTAAAGGGGAGAACCACCGTGGGACACTTTGGGGGGCAACATAGCACTGTTTTCCACACACTTTTCCACAACACCACTCAGCAGGAGAGAAACACCATGAAAGACTATCGCAAAGCAAACCTAGGCCGCCCTTTCGAGGAGCTGCTCACCTTTGCAAACGACAGATACGCAGATCGAGGGGAGGCCATTGTTGTGAAAGTCCCCACAGCGTTCATTCCCTTGAGGGACAGAACCGGCAAGGTCTACAGCGTCAAAGTCGAGCAGAAGAGCATCACAGACTACATGGGGCGCTACAGGCAGTCTCCCATCGCGATTGAGGCAAAGCACACCAGCACGGACTCCATCCGCTGGGACGCCGTACAGCCCCATCAGGCGGCATTCCTCGACAAGTTCACCGCACAGCCGGGCACCATCGGCCTTGTCGTCGTGTCGTTCAATATGAGGCGGTTTTTTGCCTTGCCTTGGACTCATTGGAAGGCGGCATACGATGAGCGCGTCCACAAGGCGGCAAAATCGACCCCTGTGACGTGCAGCGCCTTCGGGGTGAAATGGGACATCCCGAAGAAGTTCAGCGTCCGCGCAGACGAAATCCCGCCCGAATTCGAGGTGCAAGACTATGTCTTTCCTTACGGGCTGCACTATCTCAGAGACGCGGAGAAGTACATAACAGCCGGAAACAGTTGATTTTCTGTAAATAAGCTGGTAAAATAACAGCAAAAGGTGATAATATGAAAGACAAAGCAGAACCACGAATACGAATCGGGGACATCCCCGTTTACTGCGCCCATGATGAAATCGTTGACATCGGCGCAGTCGTCGGAAACCCCCGAAACCCGAACACCCATCCAGACCGCCAAATTGAGGCGCTGGCCAAGATTATCAAAGCACAAGGTTGGCGTAAGCCCATCACCATATCACGCCGCAGCGGCTTTATCGTCAGCGGACACGGGCGCTATCAAGCCGCCTTGCTGCTCAATGCAGAGGCCGTGCCGGTGGACTTCCAAGACTACGCCTCAGACGCGGAGGAATACGCAGACCTGATCGCGGACAACCGCATCGCAGAGCTGAGCGAGCTTGACGAAGCAGCCATCACGGAGCTGCTGCAAGAGATTGAGGAAGAAGGACTCCCCATCGACCTCACAGGCTACACAGACGACGACCTTCAAGAGCTGCTCTTCTCCCCGGACGAAGACCCAGAGGATGAAGAGCAAGAGCGGCAACAGGCGAAAAACACCCTGCAAGAGCGCTTTATCATCCCGCCATTCTCCATCCTCGATTCCCGCACCGGCCAATGGCAAGACCGAAAAAGAGCATGGAAAGCCGTCGGGATTAAAAGCGAAATCGGCAGGGGTGCAGATGGAGACATCACAAAGGGCGGCCTGACCTTCAACGTATCAAGTCAGCCCCCCAAAGTGCTTGAGGAAAAGCGCCTCTACGAAAACAGCGTCGGAAGAAAAATACCATGGGCCGAATATGCAGAGAAATTCCCCGAAAGACTATCGCTGACAGGCACCAGCATCTTTGACCCCGTTGTCTGTGAGCTGTTCTATCGCTGGTTTTGTCCATCCGGCGGCAAGATCATCGACCCGTTTGCGGGAGGCAGTGTGCGCGGTATCGTCGCAGCCCTAACAGGCAGAGAGTACACCGGCCTTGACCTCTCAGAGCGGCAAATCAAGGCCAACAGAGCAAACTGGGAAGACATCGACCACAACATCATCATCGCAGAACCGCACCGCGTAAACACCCCCGCAAAAGCGCCGGAATGGATAAACGCAGACAGCACGACCATTGACACAGCGGTTGACGGCAAATATGACCTGCTCTTTACCTGCCCACCATACGCAGACCTCGAAGTCTACAGCGACGACCCCCGCGATATCAGCACAATGGACTATCCGCAATTCCTCGAAGCCTACCGCGAAATCATACGCAAGGCAGCAGACAAGCTCAAAGATAACGCTTTCGCCGTCTGCGTCGTCGGAGAGGTCAGAGACAAGCGCGGCCATTACTACAACTTCGTCGGGGACACCATCGAGGCTTTCAAAGCCGCCGGTCTCCACTACTATAATGAAAACATTCTGGTCAACGCATACGCATCCGCAGCAATGCGCGTCACCCGTACATTCAACGCATCCCGCAAAAACGCGAAGGTGCATCAAAATATCCTCACCTTCACAAAGGGAGACGCAGAACAGGCGATAGCAGATGTCGCCGGTCTGCTGGAGACGATGGAACACAACGGGGCGCATGGGCAGATGACACAGAACCATGAGCAAGCCCTTGTATTCGTCAAAGGCAGCGCAGCAGAGATCATGCCAACGCTGCAAGACATTGCAGATGAAGAGGACTCTCTCATGGAGTTTGAAGACACGGAAACCTTATTTGAAGCGACACAAGGATAGGAGGTGAAACCATGGCAAAGCCTAAAATCAACCCTTGGGACAAGCGCGAAGACGAAAGCTCTAAAGCCTACGCGGCATTTTGGGCATACCTCAAATTGGGAACAGAGCGGAGCGTCGAAGAAGCGGCGAAAACGATACAAAAAAGTCCAGGGGTGCTGAACCGATGGGCTAGGCGGTTTGATTGGAAAAAAAGAGCCGAGGCGTGGGATGAGGAAGAAATCAAAACCGCGATGGGAGACTATCGAAAAGAAATCAGGCAAATGAGGAAACGCCATGCAGCAGCAGCGCGATTCATCATGCAAAAAGCTCTCGTTGCCTTCAAAAATATGCCCGAGGAAGAACTGAGATCGACCGACATCATCAAGGCAATCGTGGAGGGCGCAAAGCTCGAACGAATCAGTCTCGGTGACGTCGGCGAGGTCATTGAGGAGCGCGACGGCGGCAAGGCGGAAAACCCTGTGCAGTTCTATTTGCCGTCGAATGGCCGCGACAACCTCTCAGACGATCCCCTTGAAGAATAACCCCGCCCTGCACCATCGCAGGGCATATAAGCAGACGTAGCGCAACAGGCAGCGCAAGGCCTTTGTAATGCCTAGGTTGCGGGTTCGATTCCCGCCGTCTGCTCCACGATGGGATGTAGCCAAGTCGGTAAGGCACGGGACTTTGACTCCCGCATTCCGCTGGTTCGAGTCCAGCCATCCCAGCCACGCCTCTTTAGCGCAGTTGGCAGCGCACTTGACTTTTAATCAAGATGTCGCGGGTTCGATCCCCGCAGGAGGCACCATCGGGGGTGCGCTTTCCCCCGGCATTTCTCCTCCTTGTTCAAGCCCCGTGGCTGCTGTCACGGGGCACCATGCCGCCGAGGGCATTCGTCGGTTCGATTCCGGCGGGCGGCCTTTCTCCATGACAAGGGGGAGGTGGGGCTATTCCACTCCCCATCTCCCCCGCTCCTTTGTGCAACTTGTACACGCGGTATCAAAAATTTCCGGGGTTGAGACTTTGGGCAATTGCGCAAGATGCACAAAACAAGGCGGAAACTTGCATTTTTGGCAGCAAAGATTAGAAGTATACTTTACATACAGACGGGCAGAGGGGTGATCGGCATGGATATCATCACAGAAGTCAGCAAGCAGATTGACCGCATTGAAGAGGTCGAGAAATTCAACCCTTACCATGATGAGCGGGGTAGGTTCGCGTCGGCGAACAGCTATGCTTTCTTTTCGACCAGAACAAAAGACCCTGCCAAGCAGCACATGGCGGACGCAGCGGTTGCGCGAGAAAAGGAGCGATATGCGGCGACACAGGCCGCACAGCCCCAAAAACACATCAACGGCAGCACGGTTTCGATTTCCAGAAGTGAGGCTTTTGACAGACTTGATGCTATGGATGAGGACTATACCCCTTATGCAATGGGGTATGTTTCAAGGACGGACGCAGGGCAGCTCTACAAAGCCGTGAAAAATGATCGGGTGAAGGCGCTCCCCGAAACAATCTCGATGATGTACAACGAGACAAAAGCGCCGCTGCGCCTTGCGTGGGAGAGCTACTCGCAAGACTTCCGGTTCTACGAGGATGTATACCACACAACAAAAGCGCTGCTTAATGGCGATTTTGAGGTGGCGCAGTTCTTCATCAACGAGATAGAGACGGACTCCATCAGACGGGCGGGGAAAAGGTCTCCGTATTTCAAGTACCAAAAGCAGCTGGGAGACGAATAGCTCACAGAGAGAAACGGAGGTGATGCCAGACATGACGACCATCAGACCACAACCGAAGCAAGAGGAATTCCTTTCCAACCCCGCTGATATCGTCATTTATTGACGGTGGTGCTGCTGGCGGAGGTTAGGGCAAAACATGGAGCCTCCTTTTCGAGTGCTTGCGCCATGTGAATGTCCCTGGTTTCAACGCGGTCATATTCCGCAAAAACTCCACACAGATCATGAACGCGGGCGGCCTTTACGATGCCTCTCAGGAGCTTTACCGCCTCTATCCGGGGGCATATCCCCGCAAGACCCCTAACCCACAATGGATATTCCCGAGCGGCGCAAAAATCATGTTTAGGCACTTGGAGAGGGACGAGTCCGTCTACTCATGGATGGGCTCTGAAATCTGTCTCCTTTGCTTTGACGAGCTTACTCACTTTTCCAGTCAGATATTTTTCTATATGCTGTCTCGAAATCGTTCAACGTGCGGGGTGCGCCCTTATGTACGGGCGTCATGCAATCCCGACTCGGACAGTTGGCTTGCGTCCTTTATATCATGGTGGATAGACCAAGATTCTGGTTATCCTATCCCCGAGCGGGGGGGAGCAGTCAGATACATGGCACGCATCAATGAGGAAATCGTATGGGGAGACACGCCGGACGAAGTCGTGAAAGTCGCTAACGATGCCGGGTACGACGTGGAGATTACAAAGCACGACGTGAAATCCGTTGCATTCGTGCCGTCCACCATCCAGGACAATCAGGTGCTGCTCAAAGCCGACCCCGGATATATGGCCAACCTCAAGGCTTTGTCCATCGTAGAGCGGGAGAGGCTGCTTTTTGGTAACTGGAAAATCAAGGCTGCAAAAGGCCTTTACTTCCCCCGCTCTGCCATCGGAGAGCTGCTTGAGGACATCCCGAACGACGTGACCCGCTGGGTGCGCGGTTGGGACTTGGCGGCGACAGACACCGACGAAGGCGGCGATCCTGCCTATACAGCATCCGTGCTGATCGGCAAGCGGCGGAATGGCCGGTATGTTATCGCCCATGCCTCAAATGACCGATTGAGAGCCGATAAGGTGCGCGCCATCGTAAAACAGACGGCGGCAGCGGACAAGGCCAAGTACAGGCGCGTGAAAATCAGGATGTCTCAAGACCCCGGACAGGCCGGAAAAGAGCAAGCGGACAGTTATATCAAGATGCTGGCCGGGTTCGACGTTGTTGCCGTCCGAGAGAGCGGCGACAAGATAAGCCGCGCTGAACCGTTTGCCGCTCAATGGCAAGCAGGGAATGTGGATGTTGTAGCTGGCCCATGGACAGAAGTCCTTCTGGGACAGTACGAAAGTTTCCCCGAAAGCAAGTATGTTGATCTGGTCGACTCCGGCTCCAACGCCTTTAATGAGCTGGAAAAGATGAACACAGTCTCAGCACCACCGACCGACCCCGGACTGCTGGGCAAATCAAGTTACTGGTTAAGGTAGGTGATACATATGCCAAAAGGCGAGATTGGCCGAGTAGGTCAAAGACGATACGGATTGTATGGCAGCAAGTCCGTGCTGTATGAGGATTTCTTGCCGGAGCTGCAAGGAATCAGAGGTGTACAGGTGTACAGAGAAATGGCGGACAATGACCCCACGGTCGGAGCCTGCCTTTTTGCCATTGAGATGCTTATCCGGCAGACAGAATTCCACATCGAGCCGGGCGGCAACACGGCCAAGGACAGGGAGGCCGCTGAATTCGTGGAATCCTGCCTTGATGACATGGAGAGATCATGGGCGGACACCCTTTCCGAAATCCTCTCCTTCATCATGTTCGGCTGGAGCTACCATGAGATCGTGTACAAGTACCGAAAGGGCAAGACATCCTCTCCGTACACCAAAAGCAAGCACGATGACGGCCTGATTGGGTGGAGAAAACTCCCCATCCGGGCGCAGGATTCGCTGGTTGGTTGGGACTACAAAGAGGGGACAGATGACCTTGTCGGCATGACGCAGATCACATGGCCGGACTACAAAGAGGTTCATATCCCGCTGGAAAAGGCGCTGCATTTCCGCACACGTTCCCGAAAGGACTCCCCGGAAGGGAGATCCATTCTCCGCAACGCATACCGTCCTTGGCATTTCAAGAAGCGCATCGAGGAGATTGAGGGCATCGGCATCGAGAGAGACCTTGCCGGGTTCCCTGTGCTGTATTCTCCACCCGCCATCAATGTTTGGGATACGCAAGACCCGGACGCATTAGCGGCACTGGCCGCAGGAGAAAAGTTTGTGTCCAGCGTCCGCCGCGATGAGAAGGAGGGCGCTGTTATCCCCGGCGGTGAGCCATCGGAGGGCGGCTGGAGGCTGGAGCTGCTGTCGTCCGGTGGGCGCAGACAGTTTGACACCACCGCCATCATCGACCGCTATGACAAGCGAATTGCCACAAGCATGCTGGCTGATTTTGTCATGCTGGGACAGGAGGCTGTCGGCTCCTTCGCGCTGGCCGACAACAAGACCAAAATCTTTTCCGTCGCCATCGGAGCCTACCTTGACACCATTTGCGAGGTGTTTAATAGTCAGGGCATCCCGCGTCTGATCGACATCAACGGAGACCATTTTGCCGGGATCACCGACTATCCCAAGATGCAGCACGGCGACATCGAGGAAAGAGACCTTGCCACATTCGCGGCCTACATGAAGACGATGGTGGAGATTGGTGTCTTGACACCTGATGAGCAGATCGAGGAAGAGGTCAGACGGTTGGGCAAGCTCCCTGAGAAGTTGGATGATGCACCGCCTCCCGGCGCTGCTCCCAAAGGCGGAGAGCAGAACGACGCAGAGCATGAGGCAAAGTCCATCTACAAAATCACGTCCATCCTCGACAAGTACGAAAAGGGCGCACTTACCAGAGATGCAGCTAAAAACCTGATTTCTGCGCTTGGAGTAGATGAGCAGCAGCAGGAGTTCTATCTCAACGAGGCGGACAAGGCGAAGACGGCGCAGGATGAAGCAAAGGCCGCTCAGGAGGCCGAGAAAGCCCGTCAGAAGGCCGAAAGCGCGGCAGGGAATAAGAACACCGCTGAGGACGCAGAAGACGAAAAACAGGCCGTCAAAGCCCGTAAGAGCTTAGGGAGAATGGTGTCCAGCTTGTTCGGACTGTTGAGGTGATTGCATGGCCTACACTTTCAGCAAGCACCCCCGCCCACTCAAAAAGAACGAAGAGGGAGAGGCGGCCTTACAACGTCTGCGCTCTTACCTCGATGAAAACGAACCGCGCCTGATTCGATGGTTGGTGTACCTTTGGAACGAGCAGGGCAAGGCCATCACCTACAAGGAGCTGCGGCAGGCCATCCTCTTAGGGGATATCTCCCCTCAATGGCTCTATGACTGGCAGCAGGACTACAGCCGCTTTGTTGTGCAGCGTCTTGCACCCGAATGGGAGCGGGCGATGCAAGCGGCAGCAGCGCATATCAGCACCATCCATCCTGACTGGCATTTTGATCCCGCGCACGATGCAATCCGGCAATGGACGGCCACAAGATCGGCTGAGTTTGTGACCAACGTCACCCAGACGCAGATTGACGGCTTGAGGGCTGTTATCCGGCGAGGGATGGAGCAGGGGATGACCCCGGACGAATTAAGCCGCGTTCTGCGGCCTATGCTGGGGCTACAGGCGCAGCAAGCGACCGCCAACCTCAATTACTACAAGACCCTCAAAGAGGCGGGTATGGCCGAAAAGAAAGCCCAAGACCTTGCTGCAAAGTACGCAGGGCGACAGCACCGCTGGAGAGGGCAGCTTGTGGCGCGGACTGAGCTTGGCACCGGCTACAATGCTGGCGCTTACTACGGCGTGAAGCAGGCTCAGGAGAAAGGCTACATGGGCGAGACCGTCAAGCGGTGGAGCACAGCAGCAGATGAGCGGGTTTGCACCAAGATTTGTGGGCCTCTCGACGGTGTTGTTGTCGGCATGGACGATGAATTTACCGTCAACGGTGCGCCCCTGAAAGCAGGGAATGGGATGGTAGGCATCGGGCACCCCGGGTGTCGCTGCGCAGTACAGTACATCGACCTCGACACCCTTACCCCGCAAGAGCAAGCAGCCATCCGCGCAAAGATGGATAGATAACAAAAACCCCGCGACGGCGATCAAGCACGTCACGGGGTTTTTGTTTGGGAGGTTCATGAAACAGCTCTGTTCACCATCATAGTACCGCGCCTATGTGTATTCTATGTGTACATTCTGTGTTCTTTCTGTGTCCTTGCCGCTTTGTGCAAGTTGGCGCTTTTTTGGGCAAATCTTTGTGCATTATTGCGGCTTGAAAACCTGCCGCGAAAGGCATATAATATAATCACAGAGAGGGACAGAGAGCCCGGAACGACGACAGGCCGCGAGGCTGGAAAGGAACACAACATGAACACCGTCCGCATCTACGATAGAGTCAGAAAGCTCACCCCTGAATATCTGGAAGTCAGCTTCGTTGACTACCTTGTCACCCCCGAAGGCGTCGAAGTCATCAACGAAGGCACCGAGGACTTTAGCGCGGAACGCTGGAACAAGATGAGAATCTATCAGGTCTGTACATGGGACGGCGCGAAGGTCAACAAGGGCGGCAATCGCTGGTTTGAGTACCGGGACGACGCAAGGTTTAGAGGGAGACCGACGGACGCTCGC